ATTGGGAAGATTTTCCCTGAAAATGGCTCGGCTAGGCACTATCAGGAATGAAACAAATTGAAATGGTTCAATTGGGAGAGATTGCCCGAGTCCGGGACGAATCGACTTACCGAGGTGTGGCAGAACCGCGAATTCACACAAAACTGAACGATTTACCCTCACTAGGTGAGCAAATGATCAAATTCTGCGAAGAAATCGGCTTTGAACTGATGCCTTGGCAGCAATGGCTGGCTCATCACAGCTTAAAACAGAAACCAGATGGCAGGTGGCAGCATCCCGTCATAACCCTTTTGTGCGCCAGACAACAAGGAAAATCAACCTTTATGGCGCTTCAAATTCTATTTAGGATTTATGTATTGAAAGAAAAACTGCAAGTTCATACTGCCCATAAGCTAACTACCTCAGCAGAGCTCTTTTATAAGATTTATGGAATTATTGAACAGAATCCAAGACTAGCTGCTGAATTTACTAAGAAGTTGGAAAGTAAAGGATTTCAAGAGCTTCAATTTACTGAAGGTAGGCGATATATCGTCCGAGCCAATAACTCGGCTGGTAGAGGTATTGCAGCCCCTGAAACTATCCACCTAGACGAAGCCCGAGAGTATAAAGATGAGGATGTTTGGTCAGCTTTAAGATATACCCAAATGGCTAGCCCCAATCCTCAAATATGGGTTTATTCAAATGCTGGAGATCAACACAGCATCGTTCTAAATAAACTAAGGGAAAGAGCAATGGCTGCCATATTCGGTAGCAACGATGATATTGGTTGGTTTGAATGGTCAGCGCCTCAAGGCATCAAATTTGATAACTCCCCGGACTTCTGGCTAGGTGTCTGCCAAGCTAATCCATCACTTGGCATAACAGTCCATCCAGATAATATCCGAGCCGTATTGTCAGACCCCGAAGATATTGTGCGCACAGAAGTATTATGTCAATGGGTCGATACGATTAACCCAGTTATCAATCCGTCTCAGTGGGAGAGTTGCAAAGTTGAGGGACTTCGACTCAACCCTGAATCTGATACTTGGTTGGCTATTGATTTAAGCCCTAGTAGAAAAGAAGCGGCGCTAGTCGCTAGCCAAAGACTTGAGGGCGATAAGTTCCAAGTCATACTTCTTCAGACTTGGCATAACCCCGCCAATCTCGATGATAAAGCAATGGCTAATGATGTAGCAGAATGGGTGCGAAAGTATCCAGTTCAGTTGGTTGCCTATTCAGCCAGAACCGCCTCGGCAGTAGCTGCGCGATTAGCTCCTGCTGGTATTAGGGTTGAGCCGATAGATGGCCTTGACTATGCCCAAAGCTGCGATGAGTTACTGGGAGCTATCTCATCTCAGCGGTTGGCTCACTCGGGACAGGAAGAGCTGACCAAACAATGCCTATCCGCCGTCAAACTCCCTTTCGGTGACGGCGGCTGGGTAATGGGTCGCAAAGTTAGCAATACGACAATCTGCGGAGCAATTGCATCGGCCTTAGCAACACACTATGCAACGATGGCTGAAAGTAGCGTTGATATCCAAATAGTGTAAGTGGGCTCATTTACAATGTGAGTAATGGGTGCTATAAGAGATTTCCTATTTCCAGCAGTCGAAGCAAAAAAATCGGCTATTGATGTCCAAGCTGCATTAACGCCAGTTCAAATTCAAGACCAAATTTATAATATTTTAGGTGGAGCAACTAGCACTACTCGCGCAATAGCGATGTCCGTCCCTTCAGTAGCTCGCGCTAGAAATATAATTACGGGGACTATCGGCTCATTGCCTCTCACAACTTTTAATCGCATAACTGGACAATATGTAGATCCGCACCGCGTTATCAATCAGCCTGACCCAAGAGTTGCAGGATTTGTGATTTATAATTGGTTAGCTGAAGATATTTGGCTTTACGGAGTTGGTTATGGCCAAGTTTTAGAAATGTATTCGGCCACAGATGGCGGCAGAGTAAGAGCTTGGACTCGGGTTAGTCCAGACAGAGTAACTGTTGAGACAAATTCAATTAACACAGAAATTACTGGTTATCGCGTTGATGGTTACCAAGTGCCAATGAATGGCGTTGGCTCAATTATTCGATTCGATGGGCCAGATGAGGGATTGCTACACAGAGCTGGTAAAACAATTACCGCAGCAGTTTATCTTGAGAACGCAGCAGTTAATTATGCCAAAGAGCCTTCTCCAATGATGGTTCTAAAATCAAATGGAACTAATTTAACTGCCGAAAGAATTTCATCTTTGCTAGCTGCTTGGAAAACTGCGCGCCAGTCGCGCAATACGGCATTTCTCAATGCTGATATTGACTTACAACAATTTGGTTTTGATCCTAAAACAATGCAACTTGCAGAAGCGCGTCAATATGTAGCACTAGAATTAGCTCGGGCCTGTGGAATACCTGCCTACTTCTTGAGCGCCGAAACGACTTCGATGACTTACTCAAACGCTGTGTCCGAGCGGCGCTCATTAGTAGATTTCTCACTTCGCCCAATACTTAAAGCGATTGAGGAAAGACTCTCACTCCCAGATTTCGTCCCGAATCCAGTTATGACCAGATTTATGTTGGACGATTTCTTGCGCGGCAACGCTTTGGAAAGAGCGCAAGTCTATGAAATATTAAACCGCATTGGCGCGATGAGCGTTGAGCAGATTCAGCGAGAAGAGGACCTAATACCAAATGAAGGTTAATATCCCAATGGTCGTAACTGCGGCCGATGTAGTCAAAAGGACCCTAACTGGGACCATCGTAACTTGGAATGAGCAGGGCAACACTTCAGTAGGCCCAACAGTTTTTGCTAAAGATTCTATTGAAATGAAAAATGTAAAATTGTTACTTGAGCACGACAAAACTAGACCGATTGGAAAACTCGCGGACTACGAAATTACTGACTCAGGTATAACAGCTCGCTTTGTTTTAGCCAAAACTTTTTCTGCGGATGATGCTCTTGAAGAGGCCGCTACTGGACTAAGAGATGGCTTTAGCGTTGGCGCTCAAATAAATGAATGGACAAATAATAAAGGCGTTATGCAAATTACTTCAGCAACCCTAGATGAAGTTTCTCTAGTTACTGATCCTGCAATTGATTCTGCTCGCGTAAGCGAAGTAGCAGCGTCCGAAAATGAAGCACCTAAACAAGATTCTGATTTGGCAACCGCTGATTCAGACAAACCAACCGAAGGAGACCAAGTGTCTGACACTACCGCTCCTGCTCCTGCCGTTGAAGAAGCGGTAGAAGCAGCCAAAGTAGAAGCTGCAGCTCCAAAGCCAGCTTTCTACACAACTCCTCGCCTTGAATTCACAAAGGCGAAGTATCTTGAAAACAGCATCCGCGCCGCTCTCGGCGATGATGATGCTCGCTCTTACCTACGCGCTGCAGATAACACAACTGACAACGCAGGTTTTATCAATACCCCACAAAGCACAACTCTAATTAATGGAGTAGCTAACGGAGATCGCGGATTTATCGATGCTCTTTCTCGCGAAACCCTAGCGGCTAGCGGAATGACTTTCGAATTGCCTCGCATCAATACCGCCCCAACTGTGGCTTTGACAAATGAAGAAGGCGCACCATCTGAGACAGATATGGGAACTGCTTATATTTCCGTAGATGTCAAGAAGTTCGCTGGACAGCAGACAGTAAGCGTCGAACTAATCGACCGCAGCTCACCTGCTTTCTTTTCTGAGCTTGTTCGTCAAATGGAGTTCGCATATGCAAAGGCAACTGACGCTTATGCAGTAACTCGCGCTTCTGCAACAGCAACTGCTTCAACCGCTAAGGCTGGCGCAACAGCTGCTAACTATCTTGCTTTCTTTGCTAATGCTGCAAAGAATTGCTACACAGGATCACTTGGCTTTGCTCGAAATGTCGTAGTTTCTCCAGATGTATGGGCTGAGATTATGGGATTGAACGACAACGGCCGTCCAATTTACATTGCTTCAAATCCTGAAAATGCTGGTGGAGCACTTTCACCTAGAGCACTTCGCGGAAATGTTGCAGGTCTTGACCTTTATGTTTCCCGTTCCCTTTCTGGAACTGGCGATGGATCAATCTATGTTATTAATCCTGATGCTCTTACTTTCTACGAAAGCGCTCGCTTAACACTTCAGACCAATGTAATTGCATCTGGTCAAATCTCCGTAATGTATTACGGCTATGCAGCAGTAGCTCCAAAGCTTCCTGGTGGATACACCTCGAACGACAACGCATAGTAAAACCCCTAATAGTGAGGGCCAGTCCGCTCCCGAGCTGGCCGCTCACCTAACTGCTTGAAAGGATGACGAAATGCCAACGATAGTTACGGCCACAGAGCTTAGGACAATTCTTGGCGTTTCGTCATCCCTATATTCAGACGCTTATCTAAGCGACATAGTAGATGCCTCGGAGAATCTAGTTCTTCCAATGTTAGTTACTTTCCAAAGCAAAATTA